ATGCGTATTCTCGGTATCTCGGCGTTTTACCACGACAGCGCGGCAGCGATGATCGAGGATGGGCGCATCGTTGCCGCCGCTCAGGAGGAGCGCTTCACGCGCAAGAAGCACGACCCTGGCTTTCCGGCCAATGCCATCGACTACTGCCTCGCCGCGGCCGAGTGCGACATGGCGCAAGTCGATCATGTCGTCTTTTATGACAAGCCGTTCCTGAAGTTCGAGCGGTTGCTGGAAACCTACCTGGCGACAGCTCCCAAGGGTTTTCGCTCGTTCAGGATGGCAATGCCGCTCTGGATCAAGGAAAAGCTGTTTCAGAAGAAGCTGTTGCGCCAGCAGCTCGGCAAGCTTGCAGGATCGAAGCACTGGTCCGGCTCCCTCCTGTTCACGGAGCATCACCTGGCGCACGCGGCCAGCGCTTTCTTTCCTTCGCCCTATGCAAGCGCTGCGGTCTTGACGATGGATGGCGTCGGAGAGTGGTGCACGACATCGCTCGGCCATGGCCGCGGCAACACTCTCGATATATTAAAGGAGATACGCTTTCCGCATTCGCTCGGGCTGCTTTATTCCGCGTTCACGTACTATACGGGCTTCAAGGTCAATTCCGGCGAATACAAGGTGATGGGCCTGGCGCCTTACGGCCGCCCACTCTTTGTGAAGAAGATTCTCGACAACCTGATCGATCTGCGGGAGGACGGGTCGTTCAGGCTCGATCAGCGTTACTTCAACTACTGCACGGGCCTGACGATGACGTCACCTGCCTTTCATCAGCTGTTCGGTGCTGAACCGAGAAAGCCGGAATCCCCTTTGACTCAACGTGAAATGGATATGGCCGCCTCGATACAGGCGGTAACGGAAGAGGTCGTCATGAGGCTTGCCCGCTTCGCCCGGCGCGAAACGGGCGAGCGTCATCTGTGCCTTGCCGGCGGCGTGGCCCTGAACTGCGTGGCAAACGGCAAGCTGCTGAAGGAACGCGTTTTCGATGACATCTGGATCCAGCCCGCCGCTGGCGACGCAGGGGGTGCGGTCGGCGCGGCGCTTGCGGCCTGGCATGGATACCTCGCCAACGATCGCGCTCCCAATGAAAGGGACGCGATGGCGGGCGCCTATCTCGGGCCGGCCTACGATCAGGCGGATATCGAGAAACGCTTGAGGGCCGCTGGGGCGATTTACACGGTGCTGGGCGACGATGCGCTGATAGCAGCTACGGTGGATGCGCTTGTCGAGGAGAAGGCGGTCGGGTGGATGCAAGGGCGCATGGAATTCGGGCCCCGCGCCTTGGGCGCCCGGTCGATACTGGGTGATCCGCGCTCGCCGACAATGCAGAAGACACTCAATCTCAAGGTCAAGTACCGTGAAAGCTTCCGTCCCTTCGCTCCCTCGGTCAGGCGCGAGGATGTGGCGGAATGGTTCGATATCGACACCGATAGTCCGTATATGTTGCTGGTCGGGGATGTGCTCGACCGGCGCAGACTGCATCAAAGCCCTGATGAGGGAATGCTGTTCGGCATAGACAGGTTGAACGTTCCGCGTTCGGAGATTCCGGCCGTTACGCATGTCGATTATTCGGCGAGGGTACAGACGGTGCATCGGGACACCAACCCGCGCTATTGGGAACTGCTGACCGCATTCAAGGAGACGACCGGCTGTCCTGTGCTCGTCAATACGAGCTTCAACGTCCGCGGCGAGCCGATTGTCTGCACCCCGGAGGACGCCTTCCGCTGCTTCATGGGGACGGAGATCGAGTGCCTCGTTATCGGCAACTGCTTTCTGCGGAAAGAGGATCAACCCGCGAACCTCAAGCAGGACTACAAGGAGAGCTTTGAGCTCGACTAATGCAGGTCGCCCAAAGTGTGCAGCGGTTTTGGACAACGACATGCACCAAAAACAAAGATATTTAACGTCGCGTTTCGAGCGCAATCGTTTTGGTCAGACAGGCCGCATTCAAAACGACGCACGCGTCGGGGGATCTATTGTCAGGATCAGTTGAAGCTCCGGTCATTTTTGCCGCGTCAAGGACCGACCGCTGCGCCGATCGGACGCCAATCGAAGCGAGCTGGTGCCGCAACTGGCATGTCATTTTCGGGCCTCGAATGTACTACGCGCGGACGGTTGCCGAGAAGCGGATTTCCAGGCTGTGTTTGGCTTTTGCCGCACCCGTCGGTGTCCAACGCGGACGGTTGGCGCAGAGCCCGGCTGTCCAACTCGCCGATAGCCGTAGTTACGGGCCGAACGATGCCCCGCCGAGCGCCATAGCAAACCGCCAGGCGGCGAAAGGTTCTGCTGGCGGCAAAAATCTCCTCGGCGGATCGCACGGCCTCGCATACGCGAGCCTTGTCGCGGATGTCGATGTAGAGCACGCCAGGGATCAATATCGGCAACGTGCTTACGATCGGATCCAGGACCAGGTCGATCGACTGGGGAGTCACGCCGTTCAATATGAATGCCACGAGACGGTCTTGGCTAGCCCAATACCCTGCCAGTATCAACTGAACGGGGACAATGCCTTTGGTGTCCGCGATCTCAATGACACTTCGCGCGTGCATGCCCGCCGCCCTCATAAGATGCGCCGCGGTGCCTGGGTAGGCACGCGGCGCCGCGCAAGAACGCGTTTAATTCAATATAAAAAATTCACCTGAGCGCCATATCGATAGTTCCAATGGGGCGGATGTTAGCGCCTTCATGGGCCGAGCACTATATGCCCATGGATATAGGCTGCGCCTGATGGCAGACGTGGAGGAAGGCACTGCTCGCAACGGCAGGAGGTCAAGCGGCGTCACGATGATTTTAGGACAGAGATGGTGCCGCTTACGTGACTCGAACACGTGACCCCATCATTACGAATGATGTGAATTCACCTTTCTCTAGCATTCATCACCTATCAGTAAGCTTTCCTGTGGGCCTTGGGAATCAGGGGCTTGGCTGCGTTTGATGGGGCGTGATAACACCACTGCCTATCACTACCAGTCACCATTTTCTGTTACCCCTTGTTACCCCGGAAATCCCCCCTGATGGCAAAGTCGGTCCTGAATCAGAAAAAACTCGAAGCAATCGCGAAGTCGGCCGCGGCTAAGGGCTATACCGTAAGGACGGAAATTCCCGATGCAGGCCAGCCGGGCCTGTATCTTGTTGTCCAGCCCAGCGGATCGATGAGTTGGGCATTCCGGTACCGCCACGCCGGCCGCCCGCGCAAAATGACGATTGGTCCATTCGTGCTCGGAGAGGATGCTACCTTCACCCTGGCGAAGGCCAGGGAGGCAGCGCAGGAAGCGTCTCGCATTGCATCGGACGGCAGAGACCCCGCCGAGGTGCGCGAGGAGGAAAAGGCCCAGGCGCCAGAGCCAGTCAAGGTGGATATGGTCGGCGACGTTCTCGATGAGTTCGTGAAGCGTCACGTGAAGAAGAAGAACCGCGAGAGCACTCAGACAAACACCATTTCCTTCATAGACAAGCGCATCCGACCGGAGTGGAAGGACAGAGACATCCGGACAATCACCAAGCGCGACGTCGTGAAGCTGCTAGACGATATCGCCGACTCTGGGGCGCCCGAATCTGCTGCCCGGGTGCGTGCCATCCTGAGCAAGTTTTTCAATTGGGCAGTGGATCGGGACATTGTTGACGCGTCGCCCGTTCCGAAGGGCTCGACAGCCACGCAGGGCGCCAGCCGGGAACGCGTTTTGACAGACCAGGAGGTCAGGCTTGTGTGGCTTGCCTGCGAAAAAGCTGGATGGCCATTCGGACCACTCGTCAAATTGCTCCTGCTGACGGCACAGCGCCGTAATGAGGTCGCGCACGCTCCCAGGTCCGAATTCGAACTTGGCGGCAATAACCAACTCTGGACCATACCGCCCGAGCGATCGAAGAACGGAAAGGAGCATCTCGTTCCTTTGACTTCGCTCGTGCTGGAGGTGATCTCGGGGTTGCCAAAAGTCGGCGACACCTACCTGCTGTCGACCACTGGAGAGACTCCCATAAGTGGCTTTTCGAAAGCCAAGAAGGCGATCGACGCTGAGATGCTGACGATAGCAAAGGAAGAGGCCGCGGCCTTGGGGCTGAAGCCGGAAGACGTAAAGCTAGAAGGCTGGACGCTACACGACCTGCGCCGCACCGCGGCAAGCGGAATGGCCCGTTTGGGGGTGCCGGTGCACGTCGTCGAGGCGGTGCTAAACCATCTAAGCGGCACGATCAAAGGGGTCGCGAAGATTTACAACCGCTATGAGTATCTGGACGAGAAAAGGCAGGCGCTGGAGGACTGGGCGCGACACCTGCAGCTTATCGTAGCGCGCGGTTCCCAGGGCGGATGGGGGAAGAGGTAGAGGCACCACCGTCTAAAGCGTCTGAGACGTCTTGATCGTCTGAATTAGGACGCTTTTCAGACGTTTTAAGACAGGCGCGAGGCGACTTCCGGAGACGGTCAGCTTTGGCCTTGATCCTCGTTGGGGCCTGGGCCACCCAGGGGCCGATCCTCTTTGTGTTTGTGACGTTCAGCAAGGAAAGCTGCCCGCTCCTCCTCAAGCTTCTGTATCTCCTCCTTTCTGGCCTTCACGCCTTCAAGCCATCGCTTTATCTCTTCATGAGCGGCTTGCTGCGCTAGCTCCAAATCCGGGCTGCTCTTAATTACGAGTTCCATCCGTTTCTGAAGGTCGTTGAAATCGACTCCCTGAAGTCGCTTTCTCTCTTCGCGCCTGTTTTGACGGGCAATGGCCAGGGCTTCTGAAGTCTCCTGCATTCGTTGCCTGCTCTGGCGCATTAGTTCGACGACCTCGGAAAGGTTCTTGTCGGAGCGCAGTTCCTGGATGGTCTCAAGTAAAAGATGCAGATCAACGGCTAAGTCGCCAACTTGGTCAAAGATTTCCTCGTGGTAGCTCTCGGCGATCTCGGCCAGTCGGTCCTGCAATCTGCTTTTTCTGCCCCGGAAACTTTCATGAGCGCCGCGAACCTGCTTCATAAATCGAAGAGCGAGGAGATCCAGAATCCTCAAATTCCTCGCGACATTGACAGCTCGCTCATCCACCAGAAGTGCTAATTGGCACAGGCGCCTGATTACTTCGGCCCTAGACTTGAACCCATGTTGCTGTGCCCATTCGTCGAGCGTCTTAGCTTCCGATTCGGAGAGCATCATTTGGAACTTAATAGTTTTTAGTTCGCCGCGAGCCATAGAGTTTTCCCCAAATTCCCAAACGCCCCGCAAAAGCACCGGTACTCGCGGGCAAATGATTGCATTTTGACCGGTCGTGGTATAGCGTCGGTTCCATCAGTGGACAAGATGGATTCGCGCTCTGTTCGCTGCAATTTTGAAAAAGTGATGGAAGTTTAGGACTGCTAAAAGAAGGATACGAAATGCTAACTCAGAATACGTCGGGCGCATACCTGACAAGCAACCAGGTGCTGGCTCGCTACTCGATTGCGCCGATTACTTTTTACCGTTGGCAGAAAAACCCCGCCCTCGGTTTCCCGAAGCCGTTGGTCATCAATCGACGGAAGTTTTTCAAGGCTGACGAGCTGGCAGCCTGGGAGCGCGAACGCGCTAAGGTGCCTGCATGACCGGTGCAGGAAAACAGAAAAGCGGCAGGGGCAAAGGCGCCAACCACTCCCCCCGCCGCTCGATCAGACATCGCTTTTGAAGCGACCTCCCCATCACCAACGATAGGACCGTCGATGACGAAAGTATCTAGAAACCAGCGTAACATCCAAGTCAACATTCTGAACGACAATAACGAGCCCTGCGGCCTTCCGGTCACACTGGTGGGCAGGGAAGCCTTTACGCTCCGTAAACTGCTCGATGCGGGCGACCGAGGCATTTCCTCCCTCGATCACGTCGGTATCCGGCTATCGCATTACGTCATGAAATTGCGGAGGGCGGGAATCACTGTTGAAACCGTGCCCACTGAGCACGGCGGCGATTACCCGGGTGTACACGGCGTCTACAAACTCCGGAGCCAGCTTAGTGTTCTCAAAGACAACACGAGGGCTGGCGCATGATGATAGCCACTGCCGACCAGAAGGTGAGGGCCGCCGCAAGGTGGCTCTCAGAGCAAAACCCCGTACCTCCGCACGTCGTCAATGTCATCAAGACGAAATTCGAGCTCAGCGCTCTGCAGGCCTGCGAGGCCTGCAAGCTGGCGCAGGACTTTAGGAGTGCTGCGCTCAATGGCTAGATTTCCAGAAGACTTCCCATCAATCGAAGAACAGGCTTTGCCATGGCCAAAGAAGGCAGAGCAACCAACGGATGAAGAGCGGAAGGCGTTCACGGCCTCGCGACTTGAGTTGATGTCTCTCATCAACAGGGACTTCGACAGACGTATGACGGCGACCGTGAAACTGATTGCCTGCTTCCTGCTCGAAAGCGTCAACAGTGAGACCCTTCGCTGCTTCCCCTCGTATCGCACGATCCTTGAAACCCTCTGCGTCGTTAAGAGCGAAAAGACGATCGAGCGCGCCATAGCGGTCCTGCGCGAGCGCGGCTGGATTTACTCGTGGCGTCCCGATCGGACTAAGTCCAATCACTTCATCTTCCTCAAAAACGAAACCGTGGTTTCGCAGATCCTAAACTACCAGGACCACATGCGGGGGCGCCGAGAGGAAGACCGGTTAGAGCGCGACCGTACACGAATGTCTGTTCGCGAAATAGAAACAAGGACGCAAATGTCTGTTCGCGAACAGACATCAGTGTCGGGTAAATCCTTTAAGGTAACCCACGAATCTTTCTTTAGTATAGAAAAGGACGGTTCTCTTATAGAGGCGAACCCTTACGCTGCCGCCAGCCGTGGCGACCTGAGCATGCAGCGGTACCCTGAGCCGCTAAACACACGAGAAGCCGAAAGCATGCTGGACGAGATTTGCGCCGGTCGGTCGATCTCCGATCGAGTGCGCGAAAGTCTGATGGAGTCTCTACGCGCCGGAATGCTCACCCCGCGAATTGCTGAAAAACTGTTGGCTCAAGATGAGGAAAGCAGGAGGGCGGCGGCATGACAGATGCACAGATCATCGTGTTCCCGCTTACGCGCCGCGTAGGGAAAATTCGGACAGTCGCCGCGACCTTGAGCGGCATGAAGACCGATAAGATGGCGCGCGCCTACCGCCTGCAGATAACGACGGGCCTACTCAATCACTTGGGAAATCTTGGTGTCGCGCCGATTGATCAAAACGAACCAGTATTCGAGTTCTGGCGGGCCGTCTTCGACGAGATTTCTAGGAACATCGAGGGTGCTGCATGACGGAAGAACGCTACTTCCCGGTATGGGATCGAGTGCCCGACGATGAATTCGTCGCTGCATGGCGCGAACACACTATGGCGACTGGATATCCGGAGCTGTTTGACCGCGTTTCCACTGGCAGGCCGCAGAATTTGGCGGACGTCCGGCTTCTATCCACCGAAATAAAGGTGCCTACCCTAAAGCGAGACGGCCAGGACTGGGTGCCATGTCCACTTTGCCGGCCAAGCAGCCCAAAGTTTCAGACAGGTCGCTTGGCTCTGTTCCCCCATGAGAAAACCGTTCAGTTCATCGGGCACAATTGCGCCGCCAAGCACATCGGCGAAGACTACCGAGTTGCAGAGCAGCGGTTCCGGCGCGAACGCCGAGCGAGGAACTACCAAAAGGTATGGCGGGATTTGCAGGCGCGTGTCCCAGCCCTTACGGAGCTGCTGCAGAGGCTTTCACCGATGGTGCAAGCAATTGACGCAAGCAAGTTGGCTCTCGCTAAGGAGGCAGACGGCTTCCCGACTTTCCTCCAATCCGAGCTTGCGCATACTGGCGGTAAGGTCTCGACGCTTGTCGACACCGGTCTGATGGATAACCGCGGCCGAAGAATTGCAGAACGGGCTGCGCTTGGAACAGTCGTAGGCTTGCGTTTCCTCGACAAGGCGCGCTTGACCCCGAAACTGAGAGAAGCCCAGCGGATACTGGGGGAGATCCAAGCGGACTTGCCTGTGTGGAGCGCCGCGAGCGACACGGACGCCTTAGAAGATCTGCTCCGGATAGGGCATCGCGGTACATCGGTCGTCAACATGATTCGCGATCTACTCGACGCTGTGTCAAATTCGCGGATGTTCCTTCATGAGAATAACCTTGCTTTGATGGAGCGTTGGGCCGCTGCAGACGACTCCCCGTTCGATCATCTAAGCTTCAGGCGCAAAGCCTCTTGGATCCTGCTTGATTCCGTCTCTTACGCAGGTAGGCACAGAGCCAGCTTCCGTATCTCTGACGCCATGTTTGCCGAGCTTCCGTTCTCAGGCTCGGCCTTGGCCAAAATTGACCTTAACTCCATCGAGTGAGCAGCAATGAAGTCAAAAAAAACCTTTCGCAGATTCAGACGAAAGGCGCGTGAAGCGCATTACGAGGAAGTAGACCACAGCAAGTTTCTAGTTGGCCTGCACGTCTTTGCAGATGGTGCCTGCGAGCCAAACCCCGGCCCTGGCGGGTGGGGCGTGGCGGTCTACAGGGGCGGCGTGGAAATCGCTTCAGATCATGGCGGCGACGCAGACACGACTAATAACCGGATGGAGCTCACAGGCCTTCTGCGCGGCATCGAGGTAGCCCAGGCGCTGGGCGAGCCGGTCACTATCTGGTGCGACAGCATGTATTGCGTGAAAGGCACGAACGAGTGGCGCCACGGCTGGAAAAAGAATGGCTGGCAGCGCGGCGGCGCGAATGCCGATCCGAAAAACCGGATCTTGCTCAATGCCGAACTGTGGCAGGCGATCGACGCGGCGCTGTTTGGAGCTGATCAGATCACCATCCGCTGGTGCAAAGGGCACGCCGGCATTATCGGCAACGAGCGCGCTGACGAGCTGTCAAACTTGGGCGTTGCGTCGCTCGGCGGGGTCTCTCCGGTGCAGGAACCTGTTGATTACCTGACCGCTGAATATCGCAGTCGAATGGCTAAATAATGCAGGAATCTCAAAGATTTGCTATGCTACGCAAATCGGAAACGAGGGCGTTTTTTATGGGTCACTGGTACGTTGTAAGGACACGGGCAGGGCAACAGCAAAAGGCCACGCTCGAATTCGAGGACAATGGAATTACTGTCTACTGCCCGATGATGCGGCGGGAGACTCGGCACTTCCAAACGAAGAAATGGCTGATGAAGGAATGCCCGCTCTTCACGGGCTATGTTTTCGCTTATCTGCGCATCTCGGACTTCGGCACACTGCGTGAGATGCGGCACGTGGTATCGGTGCTTGCCGATGGTGGAGGGACGCCGATTCCGGTACCCGGCAACATCGTGGAAGATATTCGGGACGCTCAGGAGCGCGGTGACTTCGACGTGCTCCGCCCGCCTGTTCGTCGCCTGAAAGCTGGCGACGCCGTGCAGCTCAAAGACGGCCCTCTTTCAGGTCATTACGCGTCAGTAACGAATGTAGTAGGACGGCGCGCAATCAAAGCTGTTGTGGAGATGTTTGGATCTCTGCGCGAGGTAGAAATCGGGCTTGAAAGTATCAGGCGAGTAGCTTAGATTGCTGTTCAGCGATTTGCAGCCTGTTCTGCTGGGCGCCATAGAGTGACCCACGAGGCTTAGGGGAGGTTTCGCGCTCCCCGCCTCGGCTTAAACTTTGCCAAAATTTGCGCCTGAAGCTGCTTCATACTTCAAATGGAAAAATCCGCGCGCGAACGGCAACGATCTGGCTCGCCTTAATCGAACCTCTCGGGAGCCAGAGCATGGGGGGAAGCCGGAATTTTGACCCCCCTAAACCTAAGATCGACCGCATTCCTGATCACGAAGTCTCCAATGCGCGTGCCGCGACCGGGCCATGGTTTCCCAGTGGGATTTGGAGCGCCAATCACTACCAGAACGTTTCCGCACTTGAGGTGAGAGTACGTCGTTTCCTGTTTCTGGGTGACCGTGCACTCACTTAAGGGGACATCTCCACAGGAGGGACAGGAAGCTAAGACTTCCTTGTCTGAGATAGGGGAGTGGCCCTTGTTAGCCTGGTTTATCACGTCGCTAACGCGGATCTTTGTAATTCCAGCCATTCCGAATCTCCCGTTGGTCACAAGACAGCACACGCTCCGGTTTTAATTTCCCGGTGTCAAGCCCGCCGCGGGCCAAGCGGTTTTCCATTTTCAACAGGTGGCAACATGAGCGCTCCCCTGGGCAACCAGTTCTGGAAGGCGAGAAGTTCGCACGGACGGAAACCAATCTTCGCGAATCCTGATGACCTGTGGGCCGCCTGCGTCGAGTATTTCGAGTGGGTGGAAGAGAATCCGCTCTACGAGGCGAAGGCCTTCTCCTACCAGGGTGAGACCAAGATCGAGAGCATTCCGAAGATGCGGGCAATGACCATCGACGGGCTTTGCTTGTTCCTCGATATCGGCATTCAGACCTGGCACGACTACAAGGGCAGGGAAGATTTTACGGAAGTCACTTCGCGAGCCGAGAATGTCATCAGGTCACAGAAGTTTGCCGGCGCCGCGGCTGATCTGCTGAACGCGAACATCATCGCCCGGGATCTCGGCTTGGCAGACAAGGCAGAGCTGACCGGCAAAGACGGCGGCCCGATCGAAACGAAGGATGCCAGCGAAAACGAGATAGCGCGTCGTGTCGCGTTCATGCTTGCCAAAGGCCTGCAGGCTAATAAGACAGATGGATCTGAATGAGGTTCTGGCGGCGTTCAAAGCGCTGCCACAGGAGGAACGCTCAGAGCTGGAGCGTCTAGCGCTTGAAGGAACGAAGGGGCAGTTATTTGTCCCGAACCCTGGGCCGCAGACTGAGGCTTGGTTCTCTGAAGCCGACGAGCTTTTCTATGGTGGTGGCGCCGGGGGTGGCAAGACGACGCTGCTCTGCGGTCTCGCGATCGAGCGACACAAGGACAGTCTGATCTTCCGGCGCCAGATCCCGCAGGTGGACGGCCTCGAAAAGGAAGTCGAGCGCATCCTCGGCACGCGTGACGGCTACAACAGCCAAGTCCACAAGTGGCGCCTCCCTGCAGGCAACCGGCTGCAGTTCGCCGGAATGCCGAATGAAACCGACAAGGAGAAATACCAAGGCCGTCAGAACGACCTGAAGGGCTGGGATGAAATCACCCAGTTCACGGAAACGCAGTTCCGCTATGTGAACGCGTGGAACCGTGACGCATCTGGTGGCAGATGCCGGATTGTCGCGACCGGCAACCCACCTACGTCCGCTCAGGGTATGTGGGTCATCAAGTATTGGGCTCCGTGGCTCGATCCTTCACATCCGAATCCTGCTGCGCCTGGTGAGTTGCGCTGGTTCACGACGGTCGACGGTGAAGATATCGAGGTCGAGGGCAGGGGGCCGCACTTCGTTAACGGGGAATTGGTAGAGGCGGTTTCTCGCACGTTCATCCCCTCACGGCTCGAAGACAATCCGGACCTGATGGCGACCGGCTATGCTTCGCGGCTGAACGCTCTGCCGAAGGAGCTTCGCGAGCGTCTGCGCAACGGCGCGTTCGATGTCGAGGCGGAAGACGATCCCTGGCAGGTCATCCCCACGAAATGGGTGAAGGCCGCACAGGCACGATGGACAGAGCGTCCGCCTGAAGATGTACCGATGACCGCAGTGGCCGCGGACGTCGCGCAAGGCGGCACGGACAAGACGCAGATCCAGAGCCGCTATGATTGGTGGTATTCGCGGTTCAGCAGCTACAAGGGCAGTGAAACGCCAGACGGGCCGACGGTTGCCGGTCTGATCATCAAGGAGATGCGCGACCGCTGTCGTGTCATCGTGGACGCAGGCGGCGGGTATGGCGGCGACACGCTGACGCAACTGGCACATGCTGACGTTGATTGTTTCGGCTTCAAGGGCGGCTCTGGCTCGGCCTCTCGCACCCGTGAGGGCATGTACGGCTTCAAGAACCTTCGTTCTCAGGCAGTGTGGCAGTTCCGCGAGCAGCTTGATCCTGACTACGGCTCTCAAATTGCCCTGCCCCCTGACCCGGAACTGACGGCTGATCTCTGTGCATTTCGGTACGAGATACGGGCGGGGGGCGGCGGTGAGGAGATTGTCGTCCTCCCCAAGGAAGACATGAAGGAAATGCTGGGTCGCTCGCCTGACAAGGGCGACACCACCATCATGCTTTCGGCTTCGAAGCTAGGTGGCCTCAAGCGCCCGAAGGCCGCACAGGAGCGCCGCGAGTTGCAACGCCAGCGGCTGCAATCCGTCACTTCCAACGCCTCAATGAAGGCTCGACTGCGAGGAAAACGCTGATGGGAAAACTATTTGGCGGCGAACCTGACTATCCAGATCCCGAACCGCCGGCAACGATGCCTGATCCTGACGATCCGTTGGCAAAGCGCCAACGTCGCAAGCAGACGCGCACGCTGAATACGACGAGCAGCTCGACATCTGACCGGCTGGCGCCTGTCCCTGGCACAATCGGCCGCGAGTTCACGCGGTCAACGTTGGGTGCGAACTGATGGCGGATAAAGCCGGCCAGGACCTGATGGAGATTGATTCCCGGCTGTTCTCGACCAAGGGGAGTCTTGACAGTTTCCAGCAGGAAATTGCCGAGTTCTTCTATCCAGAGCGCGCGAGCTTCACGCAGGAATTGATCCTCGGGCAGGAGTTTGCTTCTCACCTGACGGATTCCTATCCGGTGCAGGTTCGCCGCGAGCTTGGCGACCAGATCGGCTCCATGGTGCGCCCGTCCGATCGGCAATGGTTCAAGGCCAGCGCTTCGAATGAGCGTGTGGCCCGGGATAGCGCGGCGAAACAGTTTCTCGAGTTCATGACAGACGTGAACCGCGCGATCCTGTATTCGCGAGACAGCGGCTATCGACGCGCTGCCAACGAGTGCGAGCACGATTTCTCCGCATTCGGTATGGGCTGGGTGCAGGTCAGCTACAACAAGAAGCGGGACAACCTGCTGTTCAGGACGCACCACCCGCGGAACATGGCCGGCTGTGAGGGGCCTGACGGTCGCGTGAACCACGTGCACCGAAAGTGCGATATGAAGGCGCACACGATGGCGCACCTCTTCGGAGAGGACAAGCTGCCGCAGCCAGTGAAGAACGCGCTTAAACGGAAGGACCTCACCAGCACCTTCAAGGCTCGGCACATCTTCATCCCGCTCGAAATATACGAGCCCTATCGCAAGTTCCCGAAGGGTGCGAAGTGGGCCGATGTCTATGTCACGGAAGACGGCACAATCCTCCAGGAGCTGCCTGCTTTCACGTTCGATTACATCGTGCCGCGCTGGAAGACTGTCAGCGGCCATTTCTACGCTTTCTCGCCTGCCGTCGTCACGGCGATCCCGCAAGCCCGCATGCTCCAGCGCATGATGATGACGATTATCGAGGCAGGCGAGAAGCAGGTCGATCCGCCCATGGTCGCCACACAGGACGCGGTCATTTCGCCTGTGGATCTGACGCCGAACGGTATCACGTATATCGACAGCGAGTATGACGAACGTCTCGGCGCCGCGCTTCGCCCGATCGATCTCGGCAAGAACGTGGGTCTCGGGATTGATCTGGTCAACGATGCTCGAAACACCCTCACGGAAGCTTTCTACCTGAATAAGCTTGCGCCAATGGCTTCACTGCAGGGTCGCGAAGTGACTGCCTACCAGGCTTCGCAGATGGTCCAGGAATACATTCGCCATGCTCTGCCGTTGTTCGAGCCGATCGAGGACGAATGGACGGGCGCCACGCTGGACCTCGTCACTGAAAAGGTGATGCGCGCCGGCGGCTATGGTCCGGTGGATCGCAACGGCATTCCGGTCGACATGCCGGACATCCTGCTCGGACAGAACATCACCTACGAGTTCAACAACTCGCTGAAGGAAGCCCGCGACCGTCAGGTCATCAACGGTTACCAGGAGTCGGCTGCGGTCCTTCAGGCCAGCATGGCACTCGACCCGTCGCTAGCCTCCGACGTCGATACTCGGACCATGTTCCGCGATGCATTCGGCGCTGTTCCTGGTGGTCGTGCCGACTGGCTCGTCAGCAAGGAAGAGGCAGATGCCGGCCGCCAAGCGATGCAAGAGCAAATGGCAGCGCAGCAACAAATGCAGCAGGTCGGGCAGGGGGCAGAAGTCGCCGGCATGGTCGGCAATGCAGCCCAGCAAATACAGGCGGCAATGAATGGCTGAAAGGCGACCTTATCGTCCCTGGCACCCCGTCACGGTTCGCTCTGACAATGAGCAGCCTACAAGTGACTTGGAGATCCGCAAGGCCGACTGCGTTGCTATCCAGGCGGTTTCCAAGGGCGTTGCCACCGCAGAGCAGCAGCAGCGCGCCATCGCCGCCATCCTGCATGTTTGCGGAATCAACAATCTGGCGTGGATGCCCGAAGAACACGGCGGTGAAAGGGATACGACCTTTGCCGCCGGCAAGCAGCATGTCGGGCTCCAGCTCCGCAAGCTGATGGCCTATTCCATTTCAATTTTGACAGGTGAGAAACATGACGGACCAAAGCACGACAGGCGCACAGGAAAGCCAGCAGACGACAGGAACGCAGACCGCGCCAAGCAGTGATGCAGTCGATACGTCCAAGTCTGGACCGATCGATACCGGCACTGCTGCGAAAACAGGCGCAACGGACACTGTCGCGGCTCCGGCCGGCGATGGTGAATTGCAGGCGTTCCGCGAGAAGCTGGCGGGCGGCGATGAAGCGATCCTGAAGCAGCTCGGCCGATACAAGTCGATCGATGCAATTTCTCGCGGCTTCCGTGAGGCTTACAACACGGCGAAGAATGGCGGCCCTAAGCTGCCGGCTCTGTCCGACAAATCGACGCCCGAAGAGGTGAAAGCCTATCGTGAAGCGATGGGCATCCCTGAAGATCCTACAGCCTATCCTGGAGACTTCCGCGAGGGGTATCATGCGACGGAGGCTGACAAGGCCATCCTCGGCGACTTCAAGGCGGCAATGCACGCCAAGAACGTCCCGCCGGCAGCCGCCGCTGCTGCGCTGGATTGGTATCAGGACTTCGCCACGGCACAACAGCAGGAGCTAGACGGCAACCTTGCCAAGGTAGCGAAAGAGACGCAGGCCGCGCTCCGCAACGAGTGGGGCGGCGAATACGATGGAAACATCGGCGCCGCACAGCAGCTCATGACGTCGCACCTCGGCAAAGATGGATTCGAGCAGATGATGGGCCTCCGTCTGATGGACGGCTCGCGATTGCAGGACAACATAGCTTTCGTGAAGATGATGGCTCAGCTCGGCGCCGACTATTACGGCGGCAATGCCATCATGACCGGTGATGTCGAGACGACGGCGAAAACGGTTCAGGAACGCATCGACGAGCTTCTGTCGCTCCGCGTTTCCAATCCCGAAAAGTACAAGAGCGACGACGTGCAGCAGAAAATCACGAAGCTGTACGCGCAACGCGACAAGATCAACGCCCGCAAGTAATAGCCGGCGTTCGCATACCCCGCGGCACCCCGGCGACGGCCCCGCACCCAAACCACCCGAACATTCAAGCTGATGCGACGCCCCGTTCGACGCAACGTAGCGGCCCCTAGCCATGCGCTAGGCATCCCGCGAACGCGCCCAACGGCACCCTGACCACGGCTGAAATCCAACCTCCCAATCAAGATCGAAAGGTTATTGGCCAATGGCTTACGCTATTACCAAAGACCAGTTCGTTGACGAGTGGGTCGTCGCATTTCAGCGCGGCGAAACCTACCTCAAGGACTGCGTTACCAAGGAAGAAATGCTTTCCGGCCTCACTGCAAAGTTCGCTCTGCAGGGCGCTGCCGGCCGCATGACCACTCGCGGCACGAACGGTCTTATCCCGTCCCGTAACCGCACCGACACCCAGCCGACCGTTACCCTTGCTGAGAAGCACTCCAAGGAAACGCGGACGGGCTTCGATGTCTTCACCGCCCCGGCAAACCTGCGTGAAGCCATGCAGAATGCCGGCGCCAATGCTGCCGCTCGTGAAATCGACTACACCATCATCGATGCTCTGGCGACGGCGACCAACCAGTACGCAGGCGGTGCGGCTCAGACGCTCACTTACGGCAAGACCGTGGACGCGCTTTCGGAGCTTTTCGAGAACGACGTCATGTCGGGCAACGAAATCACCTGCCTTTGGACTCCGAAGGCGTGGGCGCGTCTGCTGACCTTCCAGCAGTTCGCTTCCGCGGACTACATCGAGTCCAAGCCCCTCGTTGGCTTGACGCTCGATCGCCCGAAAATCTGGCTCGGCGCGAAGCACATCATGCACAACGGTCTGCCAGGCAAGGGTACGGCCACCGCCTCCAACTTCATCTTCGCGAAGCCGGCCGTCGGCCATGCCATCGCGCAGGACAACATCCAGGTTGGTGTCGGCTACAACGATGAGGACGATTACTCGTACTCTCGTCACACGATCTACGACGGCGCCATCATCCTCCAGCAGGCGGGCGTCATCGAGGTCATCACCGACGACACCGCAGCGTTCAGCTAAGGAGGCGCGCAAATGGCTTACGTATCTTCTGGCTTCAAGCTGCTCCTGGGCGGCCTCTCCAACAGCTCCTGCAATATGTGGCTGCTGGACTCGACCGACGCAATCGCCACGGTGAACACGTCGAACTATGTGTCTGACGGCTATCAGAAGGGTGCACGGCAGGGCGATATCGTTCTTGTCCGCACGCGTGCTTCTCTGCCGGCGGGCGCTGTCTCTGCCGTCAACATCTGCTTTGTCATCGATGAAGCAACCGGCACGGACGCTCTCGGTATCGACCTGACCGACGGTCTGGCCGTAACTCCGACCGACACCGATTAATGTGCCAAACGGGCCTCGTTCTCAGGAGCGGGGCCTTTTCCGTTTCCATTTTCATAGGTGAGAAGACCATGACCAGTATTCAAAAGCTGGCGGGCCATCGCTTCATGCAGGCTGATTACTCGATCGGCCGATTTGCTGCGACTGTTCCTGCTGAAACCACGCTCGAAGATGTTACGCACCCGGAATATTTCGGGAACCACCTGAACAGCTTGCGGGTAGGCGCCACGATCAACGTCCTCTCCGATGACCACAAGCTTGATTGCGACCTCCGCGTCCTGTCGGTCACGAAGACGTCGGCAAAGGTCCGTGTGCTCCGTGTCTACGACGAGAAGGCCGCGCCGAAGGTGAAGGATGCGGAAATCTCCGCGCCTGTCATCAGCCACGGCGGTCCGGTCCACAAGTGGCGCTTCATCCATAACGGCGAAGTCATCCAACACGGCTTCGAGTCGAAGGATGCGGCCGAGCGTGCGGCTGAGAAATACATCGAGCTGCTGAAGGGCGAATAATATGGCCGACAAGCTACAGGTGTGGAAGCAAGCGCTCGTCCACCTTCAGAAAGAGACCATCACGACGCTCACCGATGATGTGCCGGCGGTTTATACCTTCGGCGCCGCATGGGATGGCGTTGTCGAGGAAGCCTTCAATGCTGGTGACTGGAATTTTGCCAAGCTCTCTGTAGCTCTGTCGCTCAACAACTCAGAGACGCCGGCGGTTGGCTGGACCTACGTGTTCGACTATCCGACCGACTGGATGCGAACCGTTGCAATCAATAGCAGCCCTGACTTTCGCACCCGGTTCTACGATTATGTCGACGAGAACGGCTTCCTCCACGCGAACACGAACGTGCTCTATCTGCGCTACATCAGCCGCGACAAGATGGACGATGTCGCGTCCTGGCCGACGATGTTCTGGCGCTACGTGGCTGCCAAGCTGGCCTACGATACCTGCGGCCGGCTGACCTCGGGCGACACGCTCGAGGATAAGCTTGAAAAGCGCGTGGACAAGGCACTCCGCCAGGCCAAGAGCGTTGATGCGCGCAACGAGAACAACAAGGTTCTTGGTCCCGGTTCGTGGCTGATGTCGCGCTATGGCGGCTATGGACCGTGTGGCAGTAACGACGGCGGCACCTTAGTGGGCGGCCAAATCACCTTTCAAGAGGGTGACGTCTGATGCCTCGCGTATCGGCGCCGGTTTATTCCTTGAATGGGGGAGAGGTTGGAGACGAGGCGCTTTCTCGTCTTGATCTCGAACGGCTGCAGTTCGCCGGCTCTCTCTATCAGAACCTCCTTCCTCGCGTCATCGGTTCCATGACGCTCCGCCCCGGTCTGGAATACATCACCGATATCGACTTCGGCGATGTGCAGCTTCTCGAATACAGCTACTCGGGCGGCTCCTCCCTTATTCCGATCCTCTCCGACGAAGAGATGCGTGTCGTGAAAGACGATGCACTCGTTACCCGGGCCGCGGTCTCCACAACCATTCAGAATGGCGATTTCAACTCGTTCACGGGATGGACGGACGCAAGCACGGGCCTCGCTACGGCCACGGTAGGAAGCGGTGATTTGCGCCTTAAGGGAACGCCGCAGGACGAGGCGAAGGCAACGCAGACAATTGCCGTTGCCCTGGCCGACCGCAACGTGGAACACGGGCTCCGTGTCAACGTACAGCGCGGGCCGGTCATGGTGCGCCTTGGGTCCAGTAGCGGGGCCTCCGATCTGATCGAGGCCATTGACCTCCAGGATGGCGTTCATTCGATCGCCTTTACTCCGACGACGGCGAACATCTATATCGCACTTTCCAACACGCGCGCACGCGAATCCCTCGTAGAGTCCTGCCAGATCGATTCCGCCGGTGTCGTCGTCATCCCCACACCATGGACGAGCGATGACCTCGCGGACAACATTATCCGCTACAAGCAGAACAAGGACGTGCTCTACGTCGCCTCCGGCATTTATCAGCAGCGCGAGATCCAGCGCCGCGGCGATACCTCGTGGGGCGTTCAGCGTTACAAGTCGGATGACGGTCCGTTCATCACGTCTGACGGCACCATTTCCCTCACTTCAAGCGACCTCGTTGATGACGGCACGGTGACACTGACGGCGAATAAGAGCTACTTCGACAGCGGAATGGTCAACCGGCTGTTCCGCATTTTCCAGAGCGGACAGACCGTCGAGGAAGATTTCACCACCGATCCGCAGGAAGGCGCGCATATCCGCGTATCAGGCGTCGATTCCGCCCGCACGTTCACATGGGCAGTCACCGGGACTTGGGTCGGAACCGTCACTCTACAGGTCGCCACGGACGATGGTACCGGCAGCCCTGGTTCATGGACGGACGTCCTCGCGCGAACCAGCAATGGTACTTCCACTCACACGGATCCGGACGACAACGTCGTGAAGTTTTTTCGATGGGTGGTCAAATCGGGCGACCACACCAGCGGCACGATGGAAACCAGCCTTATTTACGACGGCGGCAGTCAGGCGGGCATTGCCAGGGTCATCAGCTATACCAGCCCTACCGTGGTCGGGATCGAGATCCTGACGCGCTTCTATTCGCTCGATGCGTCATTCGAGTGGGATTATTCCGCCTGGTCAGACTTCGACGGTTGGCCGGCTTCCGTGGACGTCTTCGGCGGCCGTCTTTATTGGGGCCAGTCCGACATGGTCTACGGATCGGTCCCGGACGCCTTCAAGAGCTTCGATGACGAGGTCGAGGGCGCCTCTGCCCCTATCGCCCGATCGATCAATGCAAGCTCTCAACGCGGCATTCTATGGATGTTGGGCCTTCAACGGCTGATTGCCGGGACTGATGCATCCGAGGTCTCCATCAAGGCTTCGAGTTTCGACGAGCCACTTACGGCGGATAGCTGGTTTCCTGTCGACGCCTCCACGCGAGGATGCGCGAATATCCGAGCGGTCAAGGCTGACAAAGACGGCATTTTCGTCCAGGCGTCCGGAACCGGCGCATTCCGCATGGCTCCGGACCAACAGGGGTTCGATTACACCTCATCTGACCTGATGGCGATGCATGAGGAGATTTGCGACGGATCGGCGATTGTTGATCTCGCCGTGCAGCGTCGCCCTGACACCGTCGTATGGTTCATCCTTGCTAACGGGGAAGCCCGAGCACTGACCTATGAGCCGGCCGAAAACGTCATTGCTTGGTCGCGGGTGACCACAGACGGCCTGTTCAAGCGCGTCGCAGCGATCCGCGGTGCGGGTCAGGACTCGGTCTACTTTGCAGTGACTAGGAATGGGGCTCAGCGCCTTGAGCGGCTGGCGAAACTTTCAGAATGCCGCGGCGGTGCGACCAACTGCCTTGCTGACGGGTTTAAGCGCTTCACGGCGACTCCAGGCCAGACGACGTTCTCCGTCCCGCATCTCAACGGCAAGCAGGTCACGGTCTGGGTGAACGGCGTAGCGGTTCGCGATCAGAGCAACCTCTACACCGTCGCGAGCAATCAGGTGGTTCTCTCGGCCATGACCGGCGGCGAGAAGGTCATTATCGGCCTGCCTTACACCGGCAAATGGCAGTCTACGAAGCTCGCCTATGGTGCCGCCAACGGTAGCGCTCTCTTCCACAAGAAGCGTGTTTCGCAGCTCGGTCTTGGCCTGACAAAAACGATGCTCGATGGGCTTGGGGTCGGCAACTCCTTCACCAATCTCAAGCGCTTGACGATGACGAAGGGCGATAAGCCTATCCCCGCCGGCTATCTGTTCGACGACTTCGACGCGGACATGATGTCCGTTTCGAGCGATTGGGACACCGACAGCCGCATCTGTCTGGAAGCTCGGGCGCCATACCCGTTCACAGCATCGTCGCTCGTGATGGACGTCAAGACGAATGGCTAAAATCGTCCCTGCTACGGACCTTGATTTCGCCCGCTATTACGGGGGCGTTGAGGTAACCGGCCGCTGGGTTGGTCGGGCCATGTGGCGCGGCCGAATGATTGCCGGCTTCGGCGGCCTGATCGAAACGGACGGCGGAGAATGGTTCGCTTTCCTCGAGGTGCCTCGCGAAGAGCGTAAGCCGCACGTCTTCCGGCATGTTCTTGCAGCAATTGCCGAAGCGAGAGAGCAGGGCGCCAAGGTAATCAAGGCGACCTGTGACACGAGCATTCCAAGAGCCGAAGAACTGATGAAGCACCTCGGCTTCGAGCCGACGGACGAAACCGTCAATAATAAGGTGGTGTGGAAATGGCAGAACTAGCCGCTATCGCGGGTACTGTCGGCAAGGTCGCGGCCATCGGTGGCACATTGCTCCAGATGGCAGGCAATATGCAGGCCGGCCGTGAGCAGGAAGCGCGCTTCAATTACGAGCAAAAGGTCCAGCAGCAGCAGGCCGACGAAGCGGAAGCGGCAAGCCAGCGCGACGCGGCTGAACGCCATCGCGAAGGGCAATTCCTGCTTTCACAGCAACGGGCAGCAATCGCTGGATCTGGCGGAAGCGTCGCGGAACCGTCCGTTATCGATCTGATGGGTGACACTCAGGAACGGACCGCTCTTGCCGCGGAGACCGACATCTACAAGGGGCAACAGCAGGCGCGAGGCTACAATGACGCGGCAAAGGTCGCTGGGGTCAACGCCAGCAACGCAATGAGCGCTGCCAGGCTGCGGGCGGGTGCATCCCTCTTCGCTGGCGTTTCCGACATGTACAGCCGGTTCGGACAGCAGGCGATGCAGTCACGAACGGCAACCGGCACTGCCGCTCCGCTTTACGGCTGAAAGAGATAGATGGTTACGATACCTACCTCTCGTGATGTTTCCTACGTCGGCTCTCGATCGGGCCGCATCGCGCCTTCTGGCCCGTCTGTAAGCGTCGGTGCGGCGGTTGCTGATGCAGGCCAGGCGTTGACGCATGTCGCGTACAACCTCAACGACCTTGCTGAACAGGAAGCTATCGACACTCGAAACAAGGCCGGATTTGACCTTGAAACGAAGATTGCCGAGTTCCGGGACCGCGAAGAGCAGGCCTTTAACAAGGCCCGTGAAGAGGCGAGCGAAAGCGGCATCGGTTTCACCCGTCAGTTCATCGAAGGTTACCAGAAGCGCGCCAACGATTTCGTCAAAACCAATTTCGCGGGCGTGTCAGAAGGCCAGAACGCGCAGTCTCGTCAGTCGCTGCTGGGCCTAGGTAACAGCCTTTACGACAAGGCCTATGCGTACGAGCAGCAGGCCAAAACGAACTTTTACGACCGCACGACGAACCGGGGCCTCGACACCGTCCGCACCCAGATCAAGAACAACGCCGCTCCCTATGAGGAACTGAAGCGTCAGGGCCTAGCAGCGATCGATGCGGCGGACATGCCGGAAGCTTGGAAGGCGGAACGGCGGGCGCTGTGGGAATCGGACGCGGCCGAGAGCAAATGGCGCTGGAAGTTTGAGCAGGATCCGGACACTGCCATTCGCGAAATGAAGGGCATCACCGTTGATGCCAAGTCCCTTTCAGGCGCGATCAAGCAGACAGCCGAGCAGTTGGGAATTGATCCTGTCGATCTCGCCACGGTCATGTCCTATGAGACTGGCGGCACCTTCGATCCCTGGAAGAAGGGGCCAACCACAAAATGGGGCCAGCATCGCGGTCTGATCCAATGGGGCGAGCCGCAGCGCGCGAAATACGGCGTGACCGCTGATATGCCGGTCGAACAGCAGGTCGCCGCTGTGGGGCGTTATCTGCGCGATGCTGGTGTCAAGCCTGGCATGGGCCTCCTCGACGTCTACAGTGCCGTCAATGCCGGTGCTCCGGGCCTTTACGACCGTTCCGACTACAAGCAGGGCGGGGCCCCCGGTACTGTCGCCGACAAGGTCAAGTACCAGATGGAGCAGCACAAGGCGAAAGCCGCGGCTCTTCTTGGCGGAACATACCAGCCGCAGGCCGGCGACCCCGACCTTGACGCCATCCCCTACGAGCGCCGGCAGCAGTTGGCGGCGCAGGGGGAGACTGAGTATAGCCAGCAGATCACGAGACAGCGAGCGGCTGCCACGGACGGCTATAGCCTGCTGATTGCCACGCAGCCGGAGAAGGTCAGCGAAAGCACAATTCTGCAGGACCAGACGATCGATTCCGGCGACAAGGCGCAGCTAATCATGTCCCTCCGCTCGGCCATGAAAGAGAATGCAGGCGTCAATCAATTCATTGGTGCGCTTGCCGAGAGGAACGTCTCCGTCAACCCGTTCAGTGCTGATCAGGTTAAGGTCGCGGACAAGGGATACGACAAGCTGATGTCCCTTACCGGAAGCGCTGAAGAGCAGAAGGCCGTTACATCGGATTTCGTTGCGCGGACAGGATATATTCCCAAGAAGGTGCAGGCAGAGCTTCGTAATGGCGCGTCTTCGACAGACCCGGCTGTTGTCGCCCAATCTATGGAAGCCGGCCTCGTGCTCTCGAAGAATGCGCCGGTTTCATTCGGTGCTTTTGACGGCTCTGATGGCGTCCGCAACAAAATGGACCTCTACAGGGCGTACACCCGCGATATGGGCTATTCGCCCGACGAGGCCGCGCGGAAGCTGATCGACGCCAACGATCCGGAAAAGGCGGCCCAGCGGGAAGCCCTGCTGAAGTCAAAGACTGTTGCCGATGCTCTCAAGGCGGTTTCGTCCGATACAATCGCATCGTCTTTTGACACCAGCCTTGCGGGCTTCGCCCCAAATCCATCCCTTGGACCGAGCCCGGCGGCTGAAGCTGCCATGTTGGCCGAATATCGGTCGATTTATCAGGAAGCAATCGTTGAGGCAGGCGGGGATATGGTCGCTGCCAAACTGGCCGCCGACGAGCGTTTCAAGCGCTCCTATGGCGTCACTAAGTTCTCGACTATTGGGAACAATGTCGTCGTGAAGAACCCTCCCGAGAAGGCTTATCCGCCTGCGCCCGATGGCACCTTCGATTACATCCGCGAGCAGTTGGCGGAAACGATGAAGGGGCAGGGCATCGAGGCTGAGGAGTTCTTCCTGCACCCAGACGAGTTGACGGCTCGCGACATCCGCGCCGGTCTGCCGCCTCGATATGTGGTCCTGTACCGCAAGGCCGGGAAGATCGAGCGCTTCAACGTGCCGTTCTACGCCGACACGACGGAAATGAAGAAACAGTATCAAGACAAAGAGGCGAACAGCATTCGCCAGTCTGAGGGGCGCATGATTGAGAACAGGGAGCGTTCAATCCGCGAAGGCGATGCTGCGCAGGACGCACTTGATAGCACTATTGGTCCAGACTGGATGAAGGCTCGCGCCGCTGAACAAGCACGTGAGCGTGTGCGCCAGGACCAGAAGCTTCGTCGTGAGGGCTTCAACCCTGGCCCAATTAATGGCGGCGGTGGAGGCGGCTACTGATGCCCCTGGATTTCACACGCGCACAGCCGGAAGCGGCGACGGTGGGGATTTCGGACTATGACAGACCGGATCCGGCTTTCATGGAAACCCTTTCGGCTGCTTACCGGCAGGGAAATATCATCGATTCTGCCTTCACCAACGCACAGATCAATTTGGCGGCCGGCGACCTCAATTCAGTCGATCCCGAATACAACGTCTTCGAGGACCTGAAGGGGTACGAAGATTATGCGGATCGCTTCGAGAACGTATTCAGCAAGCCGGCCGCTGACGCAAAAAAGGCGCAGATCGATCAGGAAAAGCGTGACCGTGAGACGCTGGCGGCAAGCGGCTGGACCGGCGTTGCTCTCTCGATGGCCGCAGGACTGACCGACATTCCGACGCTCATCCCTGGCGGCGCTTTCGTCAGGGCTGGAAAGATTGGCTATTCCGGGCTGCGCTCTGCCGCGTCTGTGGGGTTCGCTGCCGGCGTCGGCGCTGCAGCGCAAGAGGCGGGATTGCAGGCCACGCAGGAACTGCGCACCCCAGCCGAAAGCGCGCTTGCTGTGGGCGGTTCTGTCCTCCTTGGCGGCCTCATTGGCGGCGCGGGCGCGAAGTTCTTCAGCAAAGGTGAATGGGACCGTGTGAGCAAACAGCTCGAAGCGGATTTGACCGACGACGTTCCGGACCCTGTCGAAGTCACGAACAGCATCGTGAGCCGAATGCAGGCGGTCGGCGCTGAGTCTGTCGAGGAGCTTGACCTATCAGACCTCGGCATCGGAGGCCCGAAAGCCGCTGACTTGCTCGCAAGGGCCACGGCGGCGGCGCGCATCAACCCGGGCATTCAGACGATGCTGTCGCCATCAGTGAAGGTCCGCGAGATCTACGGTAGGCTCGTTGATAACCCGATCTATACGACGATGAACATGGAAGGCCGGTCGCTCGGGGCAGATGTCGAAAACTCGGTGAAGCTCTACGAACGCGGCGCGGTAGGTACTTGGCTGGGCAATTCTCGGCAGATTTACCGGGAAGCCCGCAAGGCGGGCTATACGGGATCGCGAACAGAGTTTTACCAAGCCATCGCTCGCGCCGGCCGCCGGGGTGACGTTGATCCTGACGGGAACGAGTTTGTGACGCGGGCCGCTCAAGAAGCGCGTAGGCTCGTTTTCGATCCGTTGCTTGAGCGCGCGAAGGAATTGAAACTCCTTCCGGATGACGTGAAGACGACGACGGCGGCAAGCTACGTTACGCGCCTGTGGAACCGTCAGCGCCTGATCGGGGAAGAGGTGCGTTTCCGTGACGTCGCCCGCAAGTATTTCAACGAAGAACTAGACCGCGCCCTCATCCGGCAGGAGGAGCGCAAGCTCGGCAATAAGATTGTCGAGACGATGTATGTCGAGGATCGTTTCAATAAAGCGTTCGAACGCCTTTCCAATATTGAGAAGCGGCTTTCCGACCGCGCCAAGGTCCGTGGCGGCAAGCTCTCGCGAGTGCAGGCTGAAGAGGCGCGTCGTTTCGATGTCATGCAGAAGCGGGCGCCTCGGCCCGTCGTCATCGCTCTGCGCGAGGGCGCGGAAAACGATTCCTTGGTCAAGACCGTGCGGGAAGCGCGTTCCGCGGAGAACGTAAAGCGCGCGAAGACCCCGGTGCTGTCGATCCTGAAAAAGCGGGGTGGAGTTCGGCTTGGCTCACCTCTGGCCGCCGAACTGGATGCAATCGGCGTGAACCCGAAGACGGTTCCCGGCCTGTTCAAGAAGGACGGCGGGCGCGGTGCTGCTGATAACATCGTAGCGCGTGAATACGACCTGTTCGACAATCTGCCGACCGATGAAAACGGCTATGTCCTTCAGGACTCGATTATTGACGCCATCCGCGCCGAAATGGCGGGATCGCCGATCCGTTCCAGCGCGGACGAAGCGGAATTAGCCGATGCGGAGGCACTCAGCGAAAACGCGCGCCTCTGGCTGCAATCGATCGGCCTTCGTGAGAACGCCACGATCAAGGAAATCCGGGAGCACCTGAACGAGACGCTCGGCCGGGAAAACCTCCTCGATGATGTTGATATGAAGATTGCCCGCCTCAATCGGGAAATCGAGGAGTTTGACCAGGCCACGGACGCGATCAAGAACGAGCAGATTATATCGGATGCGGAGGCCCGCAAGGTCGCTGAGGAGCTGCGCACGCTCGAAGATGAAATCAATGCGAATGTGGATTTGGCGAAGTCGTCGCCGGCAATCTCTCGCATGGTGGACTATGCCAAGGCCCGTCGCGAGTACGGCGCCGCTCGCTATCAGCAGATCCGCGTTACGAACCGTCTTGAAGCACTGAAGCTGGTCGACTCTGAAGGCAGGCTCACGCCAGAGCTTGAAGCTGAAATGACCAAGCTCGCGAAGGAGGCGAAGGAAATCGAGGAGCGGATCGCCAGGGCCACGGCGCGCTCTGACAAGCTGAAGAAGACACTTCCGAAGCAGAAGCAGGATATTCCCGATTTCGTCAGCCCCGAGGACCGCGACGACTACATCAATGAAATCGTGGACTCGGTTTTCAACAATCTGACCGGCCGGGGCCAGGGCGATGTTCCTGAATGGATTGTTCCAGTCACTCGTGGACCGCTGAAGGAGCGCACGTTCAATATTCCTGACGAGCGTGTCGAAGACTTCCTCGAGAACGATATGGAACTGGTGCTGCGCCGGTATGCCCGCACGATGGCTGCTGAAGTCGAGCTGGCGCAGAAGTTCGGTCGCGCGGATATGCGCGATCAATTCGAGGAGATAACCCGCGAATACTCGGACCTTCGCAAAGCCGCTAAGACAGACGCGGAGCGTGAAAAGCTGAATGCTGCGGAAGCACGGGACATCAAGAACCTTACCGCTTTCCGTGACATGATCCGCGGCACCTATCGAGCGGCAGAGGAGGGTAGCGACTGGAGTAAGATAACTCGCGCTGCGCTCACCTGGAACTATATTCGGCTCATGGGTGGCGTTGTCATGACCAGCCTCACGGATGCCGTCAACGTGCTCGGCAAATTCGGCATGCGCGCTACGATGGGCGAAGCGCTGCCGGCGCTCGTTAGCGGTACCAAGGCAGCCAAGATTGCCAGACAGGATGCTCGCGAGCTTGGCGTCGTTGCAGAGCGCGTGCTGCAGTCGCGCCTTGCGTCGCTTGCGGATCTCCAAGACCCCTATCGTTACGGCTCAACCTTTGACCGCTTCCTGTCGAACACCTCGAATGCGTTCACGAAAGCAACCGGCCTCGGTCTGTGGAATGACACGCTGAGAACCATGGTCTCCGTCATGTCGCAAAATCGCATCATGCGCGTGGCCCTGGACTGGGATAAGGCGCCCAAAGAGGAGAAGGCCTATCTCGCCATGCTCGGCATCGATGAGCGCATGGCCGAGCGCGTCGCAACGCAATTCCGCAGGCACGGCATCGAAGAGGAGGGCATCTACGGCGCCAATGCCTCGGCATGGGATGACGACCTGGCTTATCGTACCTGGGCGGCCGCGCTCAATAAGGACGCTGACCGCATAGTCATCATCAAGGGTGTATCGGACAACCCGCTCTGGATGAAGACGAACCTCGGCAAGCTGCTATTCCAGTTCAAGAGCTTCGCCGTTGCAGCACATCAGCGCATTTTGCTTGCCGGCCTTCAGGAGCGCCCGCATCGTTTGGCCGAACAGCTCGTCTTTGCAACCGCAATCGGCATGATGATTTCCTACCTCAAATACATCGAACGCGGTGATTTCGATGAAGCCCAGCGGCTACTGGATAATACCGGGCTGTGGGTTGCGAACGGGCTCGATCGCTCGGGCGTGCTTGCAATCCCCTTCGAGATTTCCAACACAGTCGAAAAGATTGGCTTGCCCGGGCTCATGACCGCTGCTCAAGCGGTTGCCGGCGATGAAGACAGGGGCGGCTCTGCTTCACGATATGCCAGCCGCGGCAAATTCGGCGCCCTTGCTGGTCCGAGTGTCGGGGCTTTCGAGGACCTCGCCGAAATCCTTCGTCAGGTGGCCGAAGGCGATGTCAAGAAATCAGGGGCGAATGCGGTAATCCGGCAACTGCCAGGCGCAACGCTTCCCGGCGTCCGCTCCGCTATTCACATTGGCCTTAAGCCAGCTCTCGCTGACGCAGTCGAATAGTCTAGCGCTCGGCGCGCTTTTGAACGTCGCTAGCGAAGGTTGACGCTGCATCTCGCGTTCGCCGTGAAAGGCGCAAGCCAATCGCGGTGACGTAAATGGCTAGACTGTAAACGGCGGCGGCAATCTGCTTGCGGTAAAGGAACGCGAGCACCAAGAGCAGCGCCAATCCGACGGCTCCGTAGCCGATGACTTTCCTCTCAAACAACTGAGCGTTTATCGCGTCCATCTCGTAGCGCGAGATTGGGACAGCCTCTGTCGGCTGTGTGGCGCGTGAATAATCCAAGGGCATCGGCCCGCTCCTGTGTTCGGAATTTCTGAATCAAACCCCAAACACTTCCACAACGCAAGGCTGCTGAGCGGCCTTTTTGCCTATCGAGGTAAATGCATGTCGACAGAATTCAACGACGGCCAGCACTACGGCTTCTTCATGGGCGGAACAACGCTCACCAGTGCGAATGGCTTCTACCTCCGGCAATCAGAGTTGACCTTGGCTGCGTTGCGGGCCGCCGGCTTCCTTGACAATATGGTGGATGGGATCTCGCCACCCTCCGACCTGTCAAAGCTGTGGCTGGACAAGAATACCGATCCGGCCGTCCTGAAGGAATGGAACCCCGTCGGCGCTGCGTGGGAAAAGGTGACAAGCCAGACTCTTTTCGGGCGCGTTCCTTGGAAGGGTGATTGGGTTGACTCTGCGATCTACCGGCGCGCGGACCTCGTCCGTTACCAAGGTGACATCTGGATTGCCGTGCAGCCCAGCCAGAACCACCCGCCAGCCGAGGACGATTATTGGGATTTGTTTATCGAGCAGACGACGGACGGATCGGTCACCTCAGAGAAGATCGATGCCTCTTCGGACTTTGCGACGGCAATTGGGTTCACGACGTGGACGAGCGGTCAGTTTCGGACCTTGCGTGCTCGCGCTCGTGATACCTACTGCATCCTCGACGCTCCTGGATCTGCTGATCCGACCGGCAACAATTTGAGCACGACGTCGCTTCAGGCGATGGCAACGGAGGCTAATTCCGGCAAGGGGATTAAGCTCGATCTTCTCTACGGCAATTATCGCATTGATGACGGCATCAAGTTCACGAAGCCTGTCGATCTCGTCGGCCGTGGCCGCGGCTATTGGCACCCGAAGCCGCCTAGCGCAGGCGATGGAGTTGCCACGGAAGCACCGACGCAGATCATCCTGACCGGGACTGGGCCGAAGGATTACACCGTTCACGGAATTTCCTCGATGGCCGTTTCCGGCGGTGTCATCACCAACCCTTCGGCCTCGCTTGGCAACGACGGGACGTATGGCCTGACCTCGTTCGAAAACTCCGTTGCGACGGCTGCGGGGCGCTCGCGCAAGGCGTTCTCTGCTGGGCTGTGGTTCGCACCAGGCGCTGCTGGATCGCGTGTCAGCGGGCTTCGTATCCTACCGGATGGCGGCGGTCTGAATGGTCTGTCGAAATACGTCACGGCTGGCCTCGCAACTGACGTCTGGGCCGACAATTGGGACGTTGGTATCGTCGTCGAAATGGCAAATCAGATGCTTCTCAAAGATGTAGAGAGCGTCGGCCATTACCGCATGATGGGCGAGCTGATCCTCGCTATTCCGGCGAATCCTGCCGACAGCGCCGTGCCTGCACTCTGGGGTGTTACCCACGAGAACGTGCAGACGGCTGGATGGCGGGCAACCGAAATCCGCGGCGCCGACGCGTTTCGATGTGTTGCCGTCGGCGCGGATTACATCGAAGTGCCCTGGGCGGACGACCATCCATTCGACAACACAGCCTTCGGGGCCATCGGCTATGGAACGGGCACCTTCACCCTGATCGGTACGAAGACGTTCACCGGCATCAGCAAGGTTGGCAGCAACCTGCGGCTGACCGGCATTTCCACTCCAGCTGATATCGCCGTCGGAAACCACATCTATGCCCGTGTCGCGGGCGGCGGGACTTCGCATTGCCGGTGGGATAGCGCCTGCAAATTCACTGGCATGCACCATCAGTCGGGTAATGTCTGCCATAGCTCGGCACTTGGCTCTAACGCCATGCCGCGCCCTGGCGCTGGCTTCGTGGCCTCCGGCTGGCGCATGACAGAGCTGGAGGTTCTCGGCGCTTTGCAAGGGATTGAGGAGGTCGGGATTCAGGTTCACGCACTCTCAAAGTCCGACATCTTCCTGGACATTGAGGGGAGCGGGGCAAAACCCCTCCGCGTTATCGCGTCCCCGACCGAAGCTAGCAACACACGGGTGACCAACCCTGCGGGCCGCACACAGTTCACATCGATCGACAGCCGCCGCGAGCTTGTCAATGAGACCGGCATAGACGCCAGACCAATACTCGACTCTGCGACGGCTTCGGCAGCATACCCGTCAGACAGTGGCTTTTTCGAAATGGCGAGCGGTCGCGTCAATTCGGTCGACTTCACTAAGGCGGACGGGACGGCGGCGTTTCAATATGATCGGACCAATGCTAGGAACAGCCATGGCGCTCATATCTTCCCGAGTGCCGACAACACCTATGACGACGGCAGCGCGTCCTTCAGGAAGCGTTCCGACTTTGCCCGCAATCAATTCTTCGGAACGGGAACGGCTCGCCTTACGGGCCGCGCTGGCACGCCTGTCGGTAACGAGGGCGGCAACAGCGGATCCATTTGCGTCGATGAGAGCGCCGGCAAGGCCTACATCAAGCCGACCTCGGCGGGCAGTTCCGATTGGCGCGAGTTGCCGCAAACCCTGACGGGATCGACGACGTGGGACCCCGTGAGCTTGGTAGACGGCGCTGGCGTTACTCAGAACGTCACTGTAACTGGTGCCGCGCTCGGTGACTTCTGTGTCCCATCGTTTTCTCTGAATATCCAAGGCATGATCCTAACGGCGCACGTTACCAGCGCCGATACGGTCACCGTTCGCCTGCAGAACGAGACGGGCGGAACGATCGACCTCGGTAGCGGCACGCTCCGCGTTGCCGTAATCAAGCAATAACCCCCAGCAACAAGGTGAACCATGGACAAGACCGTGCCCCCAGGCGCGGCGATCCTGCTCGACTTCATCCGTGAAACGGAAGTCGGGGGGAGCGACCGCGCGTCCTATGACGTGATTTACGCCAACAAGCAGGGCAAGTTGAAACAGCCGCTCACGACGATGAATTATGGCGACATCGTCGACGAGCAGAAGAAGTGGTCGAAGAACCACGGATCGAGCGCGGCCGGGGCCTACCAGTTCATGCGGGCGACCTTGATCGGGTTGGCGAACGAAATCCCGTCGATCAAGGGTACGGACATCTTCACGCCGGATCTGCAAGACCGGCTCGGCTATCACCTGTTGAAGCGCCGGGGCTATCAGGAGTTCGTCACCGGCAAGATCACGCTGGAGGACTTCGCACGGCGCCTTGCGATGGAATGGGCGTCGTTTCCTGTCCTGGCGGACTGCAAGGGCTCTCACCGGTTCATCAAAAGAGGCCAATCGTTTTATGCCGGCGATGGCGTGAACAAGGCGCTGGTGAAGCCGGAGAAGGTGGAAGCTGTGTTGCGCCAGGTGCTCGACACCGCGCGCCGGCCGATCGATGCGCCAGAGGCAAAGCCACGGCCTGCTCCTGTGCCGGCGCCGAAGGAAACAACTCGCAAGCCCATTCGGAAATCCGGACGCTTCTGGACGTGGCTACTCACTGCCGGCGGCACGGTCGTCACGGCGCTGAAGGAATTGAATCTCGTCGCCCTTGATTGGCGCGTACAGCTCGCCATCCTCGCCGTCATCGTCGGCTTCGCGGTTTACGCGATCAGCTCAATGCCGGCCGTGCGTAACGCTCTGGGGCTGAAATCATGACGCTCTGGCCGAAGCTTCTAGGCGGCGCGCTCCTGGTCGCCGCCATCGCCTGGGCCGTCCTCCAGATCCGTGAGGATGGCGCCGAATCTGTCAAAACCGCGATCGAAAGGCAGAACAATGAAGCTGCGAGCCGCGCTCATTCGAAGCGCAACGATTACGATTCCTGCCTTGCTGCTAGTTGGCTGTGGAACTTCGGGGCCGGGGAGTGCGACCGGCCTTAGATCTGTCGTTGGAACGGACCTGATGGGGGCGCGCGGAGCGACGCCTGCGGATCAACGGAAGATAGACCGGACCGTTGTCGGCATCTGCGCTGCGGCGGTTTGGACGAGAGCGGAATGCGTGCGACATGGCGAGGTGGTTAATGGCTGACACTGCAGAACGCGCGATTGGCCGCCTTGAGGGAAAGCTCGACGCGCTTGTGTCTGCAGTGCAAGCCAGCTCGGAAGACAGCAAGCAATACCGAACGCGCATTTATTCCGAGCTTGAAAAGGCCCGAGAGGAGGCCGCAGAGAGTAGGCGAGAGATTGCCGATCTCAAGAAGCAGATGGACAACGCGCAGCAGGTCATTTCAGAACTGGAGCGGTGGAAGGAACGGTTCATCGGCATGCGCATGCTGACGGGGGCTCTTCTAATGGCATTCGGGGGAGGGGTCGCGTTGCTTTGGAAGTGGGCTTCGGCCAAGCTTGGGCTGCAGTAATCGCTAGCGGAGACCCGAATCGGAGCTTGAACCTGACGGGAACAATTTTAACTGCGCCAGCCTTTTGTTTTTGCGTCAGATTGTCTACGTCAGGGCTTGGGCTTACACTTGGCAGCACCGGAGCTTTTCCTAATGGACCTGAGTTTAACATTTGGTCGATTTATAGCAGGTGCGTTGATCTCTGCGCTTCTCGCCATCGGAGGCGTGTGGGCTGTCGTGCAGATTGCCGTATCTGGCGTAAATACGGCAGTAGAGGCTACAAACGCGCGCGTAGGTGACATCCAGGCCAGGCTGACGAGGTTGGAAGACAAAATCGATGACCTCCAAAGAGAAGTCATTCGGGGGTTTCACGATACCCAAGAAGAAATGAAGAAAGCTTCTCTCGAAGGTGAAGGTGGTGTTTTAGATTTTCCTACCGCGTCGGTGGATAACCTGAAGTCGCGGCTGGTTACCTATTTCTCTACGGGGGATCAACCACGGACCGTCTTCTTGCCAGATGAGCAGACCTTAGAACGGCTGTCCCAGAAGGTCAGCCAAACTGGTCTTGAAAGCCTGGCCTCTTCAATTAGTGTTCCCGGGCTCGTATCCGAAACCGACCTGTTCGACAAGGCCAAAGGGAAAGAGGGAGGCTACACCCTCAAGACTCTTGCTGGCGGAGAGATTACGGCGAAGGTTGACGGTGAGAACATTCTTATCTCTGTTGGAGAGGGCGCCCCGGCACCCGTCAGAAAAACGGAGACGGTGTCGCCATCGTTGATGTTGTACGAAACCGCTCAGTAGTCCGCCTTGCTTTCCAGGATGACTTTCAACGTCCTAATGACATTGGCGGCTTCCAATAAGGCGTCTCTGGCTTCGACTGCGGATAGGCCGTTGGCACGGGCCGCAGCAACCTGCAAGTCAATCACCACATCCTTTGCTCGATTACTACCTAGTATGCCGGTCTGCTCGCGCATCTCGCGGATGGTGGCTACCGACCGGTTGAGAAGTCGCTTGATCTCGAACGGAGCTAGCCTGTCCGCTTCGTTCGCGGCTCTGATCAGTTCGGCAATGAATTGGGTGGTGAGGCTCATTCCGTTCGAACACTTTCTCGCTACAGTCCGCCACGGGCGGCAATAGGAACTGAAACCCTGCGTCAAAACAGGTCGCAGCCTGTGGAGTTTAGCCATCCGGAAACGTTAATACCGCCGGCTTGGTGGACCGGCCAGAGCTTGCGCCGGTACAACGTCCCTCAACAGCACGAGGGAAGAATATGCAAGACAACATCAGACCTATTGCGCCCATCAGCGTTGCCGGCCTCGTCCCGCAGGTGCCAGATACTGGCATGCCAATTTGCGAGGTCGTCGATCCAGCCACGCTGTATGTTGATCCAGCATACCAGAGGAACGTAAGCGAGAAGGGTATGCGCCAGATTCGTCGCATTATCGAGGGCTTCGATTGGGCGAAGTTCAAGCCGCCGATCTGCGCTTATTCGCAATGTGACGGCCAAACCATCCTAAAGGTCTTGGATGGGCAACATACTGCGATTGCAGCGGCCTCCAATCCGCACGTTCATTCGATTCCTGTCATGATAGTGGAGGCAGATGACACCGTAGCACAAGCGAAAGCGTTCATTGGCCAGAACACCGATCGCCTCGGCATCACGGCTCTGCAGCTTCACCAGGCCGCTTTGGCCGCAGCTGATGAAGATGCACAGACGCTTGAGTTGGTCTGCTCGCGGGCTCGGATCAGGGTTCTGAAAACGACGAACGCCTACACGGGCACCGGATCTCGGCAGACGATTGCCATCAAACAGATCGAGGCATTGATCAGTCGCCAAGGGGCGAAGGTTGCTCGTGAAATCCTTGAAGTCCTTGCCAACGCCGAGCGCGGCCCACTTACGGCTCCGCAGATCAAAGCCGTCGAGCTGCTCATGACTGACCCCGAGTATGCGGACAAGTTCAATCCGGAAGACCTCACGGAAGCCATCGTTGATCTGCTGTTCACGGCGGAAGACGAAGCGAAGCTGCTGGCCGTCACGCACAAAATTTCCTTCTGGAAGGCGCTAGCCATCACCTGGTTCAGGAAGTGCCGGAAACGTCGGCAGGCACCCGCGAAGGCAGCGTGAGCAGATAGCTCCTCACCTCGATCGTACGTCATCGTCGATCTAAAGCTTTCAGCGCCCGGCAAAGCTCCCATGCCATCTCTTTCGTCATGCGGAGGCGGGCAACGATGTCGGCTTTCCGGAGGCCTTCTCCGTCTTGGGTCACCGCTGCAAACGAAACACGGATAATCCCCTCCTCGTCGGCCAATTCGGTGAAGAGGTCGACGTGCAGCGGGGGCTCTCCCTTGTCGAAAAGAATGACAACGTCTTCAGGACGGTCACCGATCCGGATTTTCCCGACGTTCGGCATGAACGAACCTCCATTCGACGAAGGTTGAAAGCATAAGAGATATCGCTTATAGGATCAATAAGCGATATCGTTTATGCGCGAGCGGAGGTCGGTTTGACTCACTTTCCGATATCGAATAATCCTCGCCGCATGGGGCGGCCTCCATTGAAAGTGAAGCCTATTCTTGTGCGGCTGCCTGAGGGTATGCCGGAGCGAATTGACGCGCTCGTTGGCAAAAGAAAGAGGGCGGAATTCATCCGCCAGGCCGTGGAATCTGAGCTGCTCAGGCGCGAAAGGGATTCGGCCGGTGAAGCCGACGAATAGTGGACTCTCAGATGTCCCGTTTACCTATCAGCCTTACCCCGGGCTGACCGTGGTTTAGAAACTCAATTCCTTCCTGCTCTAGGACCCGCTGAACGTTTTGAACGTTCTGCGCACGCCCGGCTATCTGCCCGGCGCCGGCCGCTTCCATGTTGCGGATCGTGTTCACGTTCACTCCCGCTTTCTCGGCAACGTCCTTTTGTTCAAGCCCCGCTAAAGCCCTCGCGGCCTTGAGTTGATTCCCCGTTGTAAGCATCGCAATTTCCTCTCTGGAACCTGATAAATAGGTATAAAAACTAGATAGCTGTTGACAAGGCCCGAATTTGGGTTAGGTTACTAAACATAGTTACCTAGTTCTTAAACCTAAAAAGGGATGACACGATGCCGAACATACCAGTTCCGGTAGCCGCCGAAGGCTTGCCGATCGACAAAGCCATTTCTCGTGATCCACTGGCTCCACGAGGCCGCACGTCATGTGACATAGACATGGCCGCGCTGCGCAAAATGGGCATGAAGGAGCTACGGGACCTGCGAAACGTTCTGCACACGGTGGGGGAAGTTATTTCGGGATTTTGCTGCCAGCCCCGTTTTTTGACCGAGGACCGCAACAACTACAATGAAGCCGGGAATGTCCTTGAGGACATATGCGACTTTCTGGGCAGGTACGAGCAAGCCGCCGTCAATGTCTCAGTGGCGGCCAAACCTACGACCTCCAGCGAAGTCGAATGGCGGGGCTGGACGATCCTGGGCTTCGAGGCGGACTGCGCCGAAGACCTCTTACCGTTTGCGGTGAAGGTCGCAGAAGCTGTGAGAGATAAGGCCGAAGCCAAATCTCGAGAAGCACGGCGGCCGGCGATGGCGGACCGCGCCATGAACGCTCTGTGAGGGAGGAGAGCCAATGACGCAGATCACTAGACGGACAATCCTCGGCGCCATGGCCACGGCCGCAGCCCCATTGCCGGCCGTTGCCGCTCCGGCGCCTGTCCAGAGCCCGGAGGAACGTCTGCAAGCGGCGGTTTCCGCGGTGGCCGATATCCTGCGGGAAATAAACCCCGCCCACGTTGGCGTAGAGATCCAGCAGTATTCCCATTACGTGTTCGTGGGGGTCAAGACGCCTCCCAAACCGGTGGAATGGAGCGGCCCTGGCTTTTACGAGGTCGAATGGAAGCGGCAAAACGGGAAGCTCTGCAGGCCCATCTTCTGGCTCGATCGTGCCGAGTACAAGACCGTTCCCGGCTACTACTACCGCGCCGAAACTCGTTGGAAGGGACGGCTGGAAACCACCGTGAAACTGAAGCCGGAAGCGATCAGGATTATCTGCAAGAAGGATGAGGCCTACGCGGTTATGCACTCATGA